TCAAGCGGCAAGCATCAAGCCCCAAGCAGCAAGCATCAAGCTTAAAGCCACAAGCGGCAAGCTCCATGATACGTGAACCACGGAAAAGTTTCACGGTACCCGGACCGAGGGCCTCTGCTAAGATAAATGAGTTGTTAGGATGGCGTACATGAAACGCTATTTGGTGTGGTGAGAATCTAATTTTATTCCCCTTGCATACCTTTAGTTCGACAGTGAAAAAGTGACCATTAGTATTATACCCCAATAGATCAGGAGTACCGGATAAGCTAAGGTTCTCAAGTCTGATCCACGATATTTCAGGTATATATTTTTTAAGTTTTGCATATAATTTTTGTTCTGGTTTCAAGGGAACTTAGTAGTCTCTTTGAAGTTTTTCTGGCAAGATAAGACGAGAAGGTTTTTCTGTTTTCAAAACCAATCTATGTGCATTTCGACCCGGCTGACCAATGATTGGAACTGTATTTTCATGCACTTCCATTCTTCTAATCGCATGTAGCTTTCCATCTTTCTCTACATAGATAACTGCATTCTTAATAGCGTCAGAACCTTTTGTAAAATTACTCAAGAATAATTGCAAGTCTTGAACTCTCATTAATCTTTTCGTTTTAACTTGTTAGATAAATCCTCTATCACTTTTTTATAACCTTGCAACAAATTTTCTTTGCTTTGATTTTTATACCAAAATTTTTTCCAGAAGTAGATTTGCTTTTGGGCATCTCTTAAAATCTGTTGATAAAACTTAATAGTATTTTTTAAGCTATCAATTTGTTTGGTTAAATCTAAATTTCCTCGATCATCTTTCATCACTTGACAATATAGGATAGTTCCCTTAAATTGTCAATATGGGAGTACCAAAAAGATTAACAGAAATGCAACAAAGATTTGCTGAGTTTTTAGTCTTCGGAGGACCTGAAGGTCCTATGACTAAACGTGAGGCAGCGATAGCTGCTGGGTATAGCAAAGACAGAGCAATGCGTGAAGGATCAGAACTAACCAACCCAAAATATTCTCCACTTGTTGTAAAATATATTGGTGAACTAAAAGAAGAAAGACTTAGAAAACATGAAGTGACTTATGAAGGTCACGTTGCTGAGCTTGCAAGACTTAGAGAGGCCGCTTTAAAAAAAGGATCATTCTCTTCTGCAGTGAACGCGGAAGCAAACAGAGGAAAAGCAGCAGGATTATACATAGATAGGAAAATAATAAAAACAGGAAAACTAGAGGACCTATCAGAACAAGAGCTAGAAGCAAAAATGAAACAGATTTTAGACGACTACTCACAGATAATAAATGTAACTCCGACACCTATAGCTTCTGAATCTTCTTTACCCAATCACGAGGAATCATCGTCCGATCCCCAAAAGTAAAACTACCATCATCTTCTCTATCGTAAGAGGCAAATAATTTAATTGATTTTTTATCTTTAGAATATAACCAACCCTCATTGACAGGTCTTGCTAACTTCATTTTGTCAAATTCTTTGTCGGTAGCCCAGCCCGAATCGCTCACACAATCGATCCACTCCACCCGGACTTTTGGATAAGGTATGTCGGGAGTTATTGAGGCAACAGCTTTTCTTCTTTTCCTAGGCATAAACTTTTTTACTCTTTCGACACCTAAATAACAATTTATTTTTTTCTTGCGCTAAAATAAAAAAAAAGTGAAAAGGTATCGCAAATGCCCAAAATGACCTATAAGCGTTGGTACATAAGGCTAATTTTTCGACACCCCCCCCCTCGCAAGGGTATCGCAAGGGTGTCGCAAGTGTCGAAAATAGTGGCCAAAATGTGGCAAATTGTACACTTATGTCGCATTTTTTTAGAATCATTCTAATCTAGGTGTCGAATTCGACACCCCCCCGATACCCTGCCGACACCCTTGCGATACTTCAATCTCCTGGATAATATACATGATAATCCTATATTTAGGACAGTATTGTTGACCTATAATACCTGTTTTTCTGCCTCTTTTTTGCCATAATATTTCCTCATTACAGCCACTTTGTCCTCAGCTTCAGCAATAATTTGTAATAATTTATCAACCTCACCTGTAATATCTATATGTTCAGGTATAATTATATTATTCTCATTGAAAGATTTTATCTTATATCTTGCATCTTCGATATCTGCTTCATACTTCTTTAGAAGTGTTCTAAATAACATATCGTTCATTTCCATCTCCTCATTATAATATTTCTATTTTCATCTTCGTACATGATCCATGATTTCTTACCATCAAAATAATAACCATGTATTTTTCTTTTTACTTTCATATATCCTCCTTTTTATTTTTAAAGTCTTCTGCTTTCATTGGTGTTGTTCTCTCTTTTTCATCATGTTTTAATTCATGATACATATCTAATCTTTTTAAAAATTTATGTTTCCATTTACGAAGTTCTGCACCTTCAACTTTGAATTCTTGATAATATAAATCAGGAGTACAAATCATTATAACCCCTTGTTTTATTTGACTATTATGTACATAGTCATGGGCCATGCAGTATGCAGCAATCTGCATAAAGTAATCTTCAATCCAATCTTCTCTTTTTGGTCTATTTGATTGTTTAAAATCTACAACAGTATCTTTGCCATTATGTACGCAAACCAAGTCAGTAGACCCAGCGTATAACCCAGGATAATACAATGTGACTTCCGAGCCGTAATACTCTTCCACCGGTGCAAGACCGATCTCAATAACTTTATCGGCCATGGCTTTCGCCTTCTGTCCGAGTTCTGTAAGATCATCGTAGCCAGTTCCGAGAACATAATGTTCGAGGAATTTGTGCATGGCAGTCCCCCGCCTACTACTAAGATTCTTGATTCGTTCTGCTTCTTGCTCTCCAACTTTAGCCGTCCAGTTTTTTAAAAATTGTTGATCTTTGGTAGCGCCTAATATCGTAGTTACACTAGGAAGTCTAGAACCATTTACATCATAGAGCCGTGTTCCGTGGTCCTCGATCCGTGAGGCATCGACGTAGGTATACTTACCATTGTGCTTGATCGCTTTACCAATGTTATGGTATTCTTTTATATCTTCATCACTCATCATTTTTTAAAACATAATTATTAATTACATACCAGGTAATCAAAGCCCCTATCAACAAAACACCCATACCTACAAAAAATAAACCTATCATAATTTTTTCTTTAGCTCTTCAAGATAGGCACTATTTTCTTGGTGTCTAATTAATTCTTCCATCTCTTTATTTTGTTTAGCTCTAAGAATCTTAGCATGTTTACACCAAGCCCAAGAATTAATCTGTCCACTCCATCTCATAATAAAATGTAATCCTTCGTATATATATTTATCAAACATTATTCTAAACTCATTGCTTGTTTATATTCATCTAATGATATTATTTTACCATTCATAACGGTGCCTTGATAGTGTTCTAATACTTGATTGATCTTTGGTAACTTAGTATGCGCCCAAGGCCAAATCAAACAACACACATAGTATGCATCTCTAAATGTACAACGCCATCTATATTGCATCAAGTATTTAGTTCCATCAACACGTTTACCTTTTCTAGGTTTTTTATTTAACGTACCAACACCTAATACTTCATGGACCCACAACAACACAGATTCATCTGTCATCGTGATCTCCATCGATAGTCGTAAACTATTTGATATACGATACCCTGGTTTACCTTTGTGTCTTTTTTTCTTTTCTGGTGCTCTTTTAAAATGAATACTACCCTCACCATCAAAGAGTCCTGCAATATATGCTTTGTCTGTATCTGGAATCATTTTTTATCTCCAGTTATAACCCATCTTACTATTGACGTTGTTGGATCAAATCCTTCAAACTTTGTGCTAGTGCAGGCTGTCAGAAGTACCATCATCAATCCAACCCATATCATCGACTTCATAAAATTCCCCTTCCGAGTCACAGTCCCAGCACTGATGTACTTGGTCCTTTCCCTCTGTTGCTACTTTTAAATATCCATTGCCCTTACACGTTGGGCAAATAGTTATTGTAACTTTAGCTTTTTTTAATTTTTCCATTTAATTTCTTTGCTTTCTCGTTTGCTATTGACTCAATTGTTTTACTTATAGATAATTTTGCATCGGGCAATAATATCTTTGATAACTTATCTAATGTAGCGTATGTTTCTTTTGTTAGAGAAACATTTTTATACTTTGTCATGTCTGTCATAACTTGTTTCCTTTCATATTAATAACTCATATATAGGTGATAATATAGGATTGTCAATGAAATTTTTGTTAAGTTTAATAATTTGTTCAAGTGTTGCAGGTGAATGTATGCCACCTTTTGATTGGCAAGAAACATTTAGAAGTAAGTATGATTGTATGACTTTTGGTTATGAAGAATCTCTTAATAAAATGAAAGAAATAGGTAGAGAAGATGTTGATAAATATGGCATGTATATTAAGTTTTATTGCACACCTATAGAGATGATTTGACAATGTGTCTAAATTGTGTTATGGCGAGAGTAATTTCTCACCATTACCTACCCTTATTTTTTTCCCTCTTTAGGGTAGGTCTATCTACACATACAGCCAACTAAACTACCACTACCATCATTCATGATGTGTAGGTTTAGTGTGTCGACGTATCCTGTTAATTTTAGTCTTAGTATCTCGCACAACTCAAAGCAATCGACTTTGGTTAACAACTCTATACCTTCTAACAGTTTATCTGTTACGGGTATCAGCTGATACAGTCCGTCGTTTAGTATTATTAGATCCATCATGTACCTTTGTTCCGTGATTCAAAACATTTTTTAATCCTGATGCTTTCATAGTTATGTCAACACCATAAGACTTCCATGCTTGTTTCATTAAGTTAAGTTCTAACAACAGACTAGACCACTGGCCTTGTGCTGCACCTTCTACTTTTATTGTTACTATTTTTTCTTTCATATCTACAATGTAGGATTTTATATGACTATGTCAACCTTTCTTTTGATTTTTTTGTTGACGTTTTTCGTGTTTATTTCTTGACTTTTTGTGACGCCCCGGTCGTTTTTTAGGTTTATCACGAGGAGCTGTGTTTATACCAAATTTAGTTTTCTTTGCCATTACTCATTCCACTCTTTTACAAACACATTCATATCTGCAGGTTTATTTACATGTGGTAAATAACTTATCTTACCATTTATATGTTGTTCTAAATCAGAACCACAATTCATACATCTATATAATTCTTTTGTAAGTCCAACTAACATTGTATATTCATCGCAAGTAGGACACTTACCATTAACTATTTCTGCTGTAATTTTAACCATTATATTTTTTTCTATCGTATGCTTTCTTATTCTTTATCACTTTATTTTTAAAATGTCTAAGTTGTTTTGCAACAGGATTTCTTTTCTTATTTGCTTTCTTCATTACTCTAATATAAGCTTCTTGATCGATAAACTTCCATCAATATTTTGCTCTAATTCCGCCATAGATTTTATGCACTGGTACTTGACATGTCCATCAGGTTTTAACTGACGTTTAGCTACACGTGCCCCTTTGAGACATTCAGACATCGACGGCTGGATACGTGCTTCCTTGATCTCTCCCTGTACAATCATAAGTAGGGCTACCACTAACTCTGTCATACTGTCTTACCTTTGTTTATTCCTTGCTTTAACACATACTTTTGTGTACCATTCTTGCCAGTTTCAACTTCTTTTTTTAAATTTTTTACATAACTCATTTGTTTAGCTTTCTTTTCCATCGATTCGATGTAATCTATAATTTGTCTATTGATGCGTCCCGTTGCCATTTGCTCTTACCTTATCTTTTAATTCTTCTACATCTTCTAGAAGTTTTTCTAATTGTTCTCTTAAAAATTCTATATTAACTTTGTTTGTCATATTCATCTCTTGAGTCGCCTCCATTTTTTCGACGGTCTTATAAAGATCCTCGATTAAAAAATGTTGTTCCTGGTCCGTGGGTATTTGTTCAGACTTCTTTAACAGATCATTTTCAAACAACTCACGTGATGTCTCCAGCGATACTAGCCTTGCCGTAAGCTCGGTATAAGCGAACACGCCGGCTGCGACAAGTAAAATTAACGATGCTACCGTCTTCATCGGCATCTGTACAGCTGCTTCTTCACTTATATTTAAAGGTTTTTTACTCATTTAATTTTGTTCCATTCTTCGTTATCAACACCAGTTGTAGGTTTTGGTAACGGAAGTATCATAACCTCTTTTGGAGGCATTTTCAATCCACTCTTGTTCAATTTGGGTTTTCTTGAATTTATAAATTTATCTCCCATTAAATTGACGTCTGGGTTCTCTTTTTTATAATTATCTTTTAAATTATCCCAATGACTTTTAGTATCTTCAGGTCTAGTATTATCTCTTGTAGGAGTAACACCCCTACATTTAGCTACTAATAAATCAAAGTTAGAGTTATATGCAAGACTAGGATTACTATTAACCCTACCACACATCTTCATTAATTCTAATTGTTGTTTGATTGCTACGTTTTCTTTCGAAGTTTTACAATCTGTGCCTAAATATTTTCTGTAAGTAAATCTTAAAGCTTGTTGTTCGTTTGTACTACCATCACTATAATTATAATCAGTATCACGTCTTTCTGTACTTACTTCCATTTCTCCACATCTTACACCATAGTCGTTAAGATATTCGTTTTTAGGATATGCAGGATCTGCAAAAAATGCTAGTGCACATAACATTAAAATAAGTATTGCTGTAAATCTGTAATCCATCCTGGTGCTCTCCATAATTCATTACCTATTTAAATCTTTTATATCATAGTCGTGTTCTCTAACTTGATCTGCGAGTTGTCTGTATAAATTTTCTGCCATCTGCCATGTTGCTTCAGCTGATGATAGTCTTGTGTTTTGGTCTGTAATTTTATCTTCAGCAACTTTTAAATTTCTTTTAAGATCTACAATTTCTTGTTGATTAGTATTAATAGTATCTGTCAGATTAACAATATATCTAACACCAGTAAAAGTTCCGACCAAGACTGAAGCCACGACCGGAACTAATACAAAATTTTTTTTTAATAAACTTGCTAAATCCATTATTTAATTAGTAAAGCTACTACTGCTACTGCAATAATAATCACACAAATTTTGTGATTCATCCAATAAAACATAGCTTTGTCTTTTATTTTGTTAATCATTTTTTTTTCTCCTCAATTTCATAGAAGAACTTGTCAGTATCTTCTGTACGCCAAGCTCTGCTATCTTCTACATTCCATTCAGATGTTTGCACTTTCCAATCAGGAATATCATCTTTTACAGTAAAAGAAGGTATGTCCCATATACATCTGTTGTTTGGCTGTGCTGCAAAATTACCATCATCAAGGGCAATTATGTGAGCGCACTTGTGTTCGTGCGGAATCTCTGAATGATCAGTGTCAAGTATATTACTTTCAGGATGTGCAAAGTCAACAGTAAATAAATATTTTCCTGGGTGCCATTTTTTATCTTTTCCTATGTATTTTCCTGCTTGTCCATCTAAAATATCCCAACGATGAACAGAAGGATAATAACTAAAACAATTCCAAAGCTGTAATTCATCAAGTCTTCGGGTTGGTACATCCTCGATTTCAAAACCGCGTTGGATAAATGCGCTAATAGGGAGGCGATAAAAGATTGCACCATTTTCCATAATAGCGTGAAATAATACAGCGTGACCTGTAAGAGCGCTAATACCAAAGATAATGCAGTCACTAACTTCTCCATGATGTTTTTTAAGATCATATAAATACTCTTTTCTTATTTGTGCATAAGTCGGTGGTATGTTTGCATTTAAGTAAGCCATAATTTATCCTCATTTAATATTACCCCAGTTTGGTCCAGATTCAAAGTCAACTTTATTCTTAACCTCTAGAGTTATAGTTTGTTCCATTGTTTGTTTGATCAACTCTGCTTCGTGGTCCGTGATTGAAAAACAAAGTTCATCGTGAATTTGTATGTGAGGTATTATACCTTTTTCATATAAATCTACCATAGCCTTCTTTGTCATATCTGCAGCTGAACCCTGTATCAATCTATTCAAAGCTTTGTACGTAAATGCTGGCGTGTAGTATCTTTCAAACCAATCCATGTAATTTGGATCTATTTTCTTTTCTTTAAATTTATCTAAAATCTCTGCTTTAAATGCTTCTCTAGCCTGTTCTTCTGTATACAAAGTTACCTGATTAAATCTATTTGTTTCTGGGTTCCATTCTTTATTTGTTGTTTCCCATTTATCAAACCTGCAAAATCTATCGTACAGTGTAAATAATAATTTATTCTTTTTAGAAAATTCTATTAACTCTTGTGATAGTCTTCTAACAAAAGGTACTCTATTATGATAATCGTTAAATAAAGTCTTTGCTTCTGTTGACTCTAATCCTAATTCTTTCTGTAATTTTATCTTACCCATACCATAGAAGAGACCTAGATTAATTGTTTTTGCCTGTTTCCTGGAGATATTAGCCATGTCAGCGACTATCTGATGAAAATCTGCATCATCCTTGTCAAATTCTTCTTGAAGGTTCTCTGTGCCTGGTAAACCAATTTTAATAGCATAGTGTACTACAATACGAGGTTCTTGTTGTGAGTAATCAAAACTGCCCCATTTACATCCATCTTCTGGTATAAACAGTTCTCTCATCTTAGCACCAATATAGCCTTTCGATGGAATCTGTTGTAAGTTTGGATTGCTCATTGAGAATCTTCCCGTAACTGTACCACCTGCGTCCGATCTAATTTGATTTATATCTGCATGTATTCTGCCTTCATGCACATAACCTAAAAGACCCTCAATGAATGTGTTAACTGCTTTGTCATACTCTCTTGCTTTTGCAATCATACGTAAGCATTTATTCTCGTGTGTTTTTAAATAATCTTTTGGTAGTTGTGGCATTTTAGATTTAGGAGTGACTTTGTAATCAGTTATGCCTTGATGTTGTAATAAATTTTTTATAGATGAAGCTGCCCAGATATCTACTCTGATTCCAGTCTTGTTCTGTATTGCTTTTACTATTTGATCTCTACGTTTTTTAAGATGTCTACCAAACAGGATAGCTTGAGCGGTATCAATTTTAACGCCTTTAAATTTCATGTCAACTAAACAAAGAAATAATTTTGTTTCTAATTCAAATATTTTTCTACAAGTCTTTTGCTCTCCATCTTCTTTAGTATATAATACTTCATCAATTTTTTTATTAAATAGATTCCATAACTTGTATGTTAGATCAACGTCTTGCTTTGCATAGTCTTTTACAATAGATGCTGGTAGCTTATGCATATTAGTCATTGGGTCCTTAACTGTGCCACCAGACCATTCTAATGTTTTTTGTTGTAGATCGTATTTATATTTAGAATCATTAAGATAATCTTTTGATAATGCATCAAGTGAATATTTAAATCTATTCTCATCAATCACAGATGCTGCAATCATTGTATCAACAATTCTACCTTTAATCATTTTACCAGTTACAGCTCGAATCCAACATACATCGTACATTGCATTATGAAATACTTTTGTAATCTTTTCGTTTTGAAATATTTTTTTATTAAGTGTGTCCCACATTTCCTGGGTCCTGTTAGGATCTAAATTAATATCAGAGTGTCTGATAGGAAAGTATGCTGTGTCTTTACCAGTAGTTACTGCAATACCACATATAAAACCATCATTTCTTATAGCACCTAAACCTTTTGTTTTAAGATTAGGATCATAAGTTTCTATATCTATTGCAACTGTGTCTATACCATTTAGGTCTAGATCTTCTGGTGTATTACACATTATAATCTCTCTCCATAATCATTTCTAAAAAGTGTATCGCTTTTAATATGTCTTGCTTCTTTCCCTTGTCACGATGCCTTATAATATATTTTATAGCACAACCTTCAGGATAGAGCAACTCATTCTCTACTACAAACTTACTGGGTTGAATTTTATATTTTTGATAGTGACTCCCGCCGTGCTGCTTGTTCCAAACGTTTTTATTTTTCATTATCTAACTCCTAATGTATATGCTCGTTGTGATGATATTGTCCAACAATCAAACTTACCTCGACTGTATGCAACATATTTTAACCTTAATTGTGTAAAGTAATCTTCTATTCTTGTTGCTGTTAGATCTACAATTACATTATCAAATGTTAAACCTTTTACTGTGTGTATGTTTCCATATCTAACTTTAACATCGCCTTCCAAGTTAAAGCCTCTTTGTAATATTTTTTGTATATAAAGTATTCTATCTGAATCAGTTTTAGTTCTTATTAATGAAAAGTCTCTTTGATAAGTTGAGTTTTCTTTTAAATATTTATGATGTATTAAATAGTCTATTGTATAATCTTTATTTACCCATTCATCAAAAGTTTCTTCTCCTCTACCATGCACTATTACTTTACTACCTATGTATGTCCAAAAATCTTTTATTTGTTTTAGTGGCATAGGTTTACCCCTTGCAAACTCCGGCCACAGCTTATGACATCTTATTTCTTTTTTTGGTACGTGGGCCGTGTTCCCTATGTGTGCATACTCTATACCATGTTGTTTAAAAAAAGTTTTGACCCAACCATCTGACGGATTACCTCGATACGTAAACAAAAATGTTTCGTCAGTATTTTTTATTTTATCTAACAACAGATCCATTGAAGTGCATCTGTGTCTTAAACTAGGTAAGTGATAGTGATTACCAATTACATCTGTTGGTTTCCAGATTCTGTGTGTACCATAGTGATTCCATATTGGTTTTATAATCTCTTTACACAAACTATTTATAGTCTGGCTACATCTATAACCTTCTTCTAATTCTTTAGCTCCCTTTGATAACTCATAAAATCTTGTTGCGTTGGCTCCTGCAAATTCAAATATTGTTTGATCTGGGTCTCCAACAAACCAATATTCTTTTGTGTTGGTTGCCATCTTATCTAATGCTTTTGTTTGTGGTACGTTACTATCTTGTGCTTCATCAACTATTAAAACATCTATGTCCGGCTCGTTAGCCTTTTCAATAAAGTCTCTTATCATGTCATCATAGTCACAAACATGATTATCTTTTTTATATTTTTCGTATATCTCTTGCAGCTCTTCAATAACATTTAAACTGTAAGGTTTGTAACTAAGCTTATCACATTTTTTCCAATGTTCTTTTAAAGTATGATCTTTACCAAATGCATCTTTTACATATTTATAAAACTTATGTTTGTCTCCTTCAAAGTCACTAGCATTTATTCTTTGTAGTTTAAATCTAGACTCCATCCTACATAGGTTTATATGGTCTTGATAACTAAATAAGTCTCTTTTTAATCCTTTATTTTGACAGTATGCATGTATTGTACAGATCTTATATTTTAAAGATTTTTTAGTTAGACCTTTTTCTTTTACTTCTGGTAGTTTTAATATTTCATCTCTTATTTCTTCTGCTGCAACTTTTGTATGTGATAAAACTATAATCTTTTCATGAGAAAACCTTAGTAAGAGTTCTGTATATTTTTGAGTTATAAACTTTGATGTCTTTCCTGTCCCTGGAGGACCCACCATAAAACTAGGTTGTTTCATCTGTAATCTCCTGATAGTCACCTTCGATAATTAAATCATCTTTATCAACTTCTTGGTTTAACATTCGCCATGAAACACAAGACTTAGTGCCATACTTCCCATGATTTTTTTTAGCTTTTAATATTCTTTGACATTTAATAACTAAATCTACTCTAGGTAAATTTACTTTCTGTCTGTGTAGGTAATCTTCAAACTTATCTAAATTAAACTCTAAGATATTTTTTTCTGTATTAAAGTAAGGCATACCAAAGTATGCTAATTCTTTTTTACTTGTGTATGCTTTTTCTTCTGAAATATAATTTTTAAAATGTTTTACAAATCGTAAGTCTTCTTCTGCGTCTTCAACATAGTCTTTTGATTTTTCTCTTGCTTCATACTTTCTACGCATAATCTCTTCAAAGTCAGAAGGTTTCATCTCTGGAATCCACACTGATGCTTTACTAATTACTGCATCATAAAATAATTTTTTGTTTCTAAGTGTAGGACCATCAACTGTAATTGTTTTTTCTACAGGTTCTCCTTGTACAACTGCATTTATTTTTACAAAATATCTATCACTTCCATATTCTATTATTTGTCCAATAGATTGTTTTGCTTCTTCACTTGTTGCTTCTTGTACGCCAATCCAACTAAACATTGTTGCAATTGTTTTTGTAGAACAACCAATAATCTCTGCAAGTTTAGGCATACCAAATTTTCTATTTGCTTTTTTATGTGATGTACCTTTACTTTTTCTTTTGTGACTTTCTTCGTCTTTAGCTGCAACTGCAATTTTATAAATGTAATCATCTATGTCTTCTGTATTCCATTCTGTATGTTTAAGTAATACACCTGCAATAGCAGTGCAATAATCATCTCTTTGTCCCGAACCTGCATATGTAATACATAAAGCGGCAGCAAGAGCTATTTTACCAAGATCAACTTTAATATTACCTGGATACTCATCAATACCTTCATACTTAACCCATTCAACAACTTCATTTGTTGTATGATATTTTGTTTCTGGAACTAGTGTATATTTATTTGCCCCATGTCTTATCTCACACAAAGTTGCGCCGTGACCATAGTCTTTGTAATAGTTTTCTAATTCTTTTGGTAATGCAAATTTTTTGTAGTCTGAAGTACCAGACCAAAGATAATGACTTGATGGATTATTTCTTCTACCAAAAACTGCACCACATGATTTAATGTGATCATTTGTAAATCTTTTAACAACAGGATTATCAATATCGAAATCTATATATTGATCTAGTCTAAGTCCTATTTGTTTTGTTGTGTGTTCTATTCTCCATTCTTCTTTCGTAATCTTAAAATCTGGATCGGACCACTTTTCGACCACAGCCTGCTTTGTATCGCAGGGTATGATCACCCGTCCTAGATCTATCCAATCTTCGTACGTAACCGGAGCTTTATTTATCTTATCATTCATAAATTAAAAAGTGGGCGTTTCCACGCTAGCTTCGACGCCCACTACCTAGGATACTATAAATTTAAAGATTTTTTAGTTTGTTCCTGAGTTTCAGGTTTTGCTTGTATCTCACCCTTACCTACAGATTCAGCAAAAGATTTTGCCATATCATAGATTCCTTTATCTGTGACTGGTCCTACCTTTGCTACATCCCAACCAAACCATGTTCCTTTGTCATTAGACATCTGAACAGTAGATAGATTATAAATGTGGCTGTAAGTTGGCGGAGTAAACAAACCATTTTTACC